GGAGGATTGTTTTGATTAGGTCTCTCTCATCAAGAGGGAATATCTCATCAACCATTTCCTCCGGTAACATACTAAACTCTGTAACTATATCATTGTTACGTGTAAGAAGCACTTTAAAACTTACCAAGTTTGCTTCGTTTTTATTAACCATTATTATTCTCCAAGGATGTAAAGGTTATTTTATCTTGTCTACCACGTAGTCCTGCTTTCATGTAAGAGGTAGCACGACCTTCAAAGAAGTTTTGATGTTCAACACCCATGACTTCATCTAACCACCCTAGAGGATTCTCTCGTTGGTCATAATTAGTTTTTAATCCAAGCTGTAGTAATCTTCTATCAGCTATGTATCTGTTGTAAGCATACATATCTTTCTTAGTAAGTCCTTCAAGGTCTCCCATGTCAAACACTAGGTCTAAGAACTTGTCCTCAAGGTCTACCATCTGTCTACATATCTCATAGATTTCTGCTTTGAAATCATCTGTCCATATATCAAGGTTCTCTTGAATAAATTCTCTAAACAATTTAGTCATAGCTTCAACGTGCATTGACTCATCACGGATAGAGTAAGTAACTATCTGACCCATGCCTTTCATACGTCCGAAGCGTGGGAAGTTTAACAAGATTGCAAAGCTAGAGAACAACTGTAGTCCTTCTGTAAAGGCTGAGTAAACTGCTAAAGTTTTTGCAATACTTTTCTTATCTGCCTTGGTGGTCTTAATGTTGTGTACATACTCATGCTTGTTAGACATCTCTTCGTACTCTGCAAAAGCTTTGTATTCTATCTCCGGCATACCAACTGTATCAAGTAACAAGCTGTATGCATGTTGATGAATTGATTCCATATTTGCAAACGAACCCATCATCATTCTAGCTTCGGGCTTTCTGAAGATACGCATGTATCTATCAACATACCCTGCACCGACATCTACATCTGATTGAGTAAATAACCTAAAAATTTGTGTAAGTAAATTCTTTTCTTTATCAGATAACTCTTGCCAGTCTTTTACATCTGTGTGTAGCGGGACTGATTCGGGCATCCAGTGCATTTGATTTTGTAACACGTAGTAGTCAAACATCCACGGGTTGTCAAAAGGTTTGTAATAATCTCTAGTGTCTAATAAGCTCATCTGTTCTCCTCGTTAAATTTCTTAACTAAATATTTTAAATTATTGATTACATATCCTGCGTAATCATCGGTTGTTGCGAATGGATTTTTATGTTCGTCTAAATAATCTACCCACATTCTACTTGTAAAGCCTGAAAACTTCTGACTAAACACCTCTCTAAATTCTTCTTGTTTCATTCTTCCTCCGGTTCAGGCATATATACTAAGACTTCAGCTTTACAGTTAGGACAACTTAAATTAGTTTCCATTATATAACCATCGTCTTCTGGTGAAAGATCAATGTCTCCACCCCATATTAAATCTGTTCCGCAATACCAACAGTTCATATTATCCCTCGCATGAAATACATTCAGTATCTTCTAGTCTGATACGTTGTACTTTAGTGTTTACGTTCTCTGCGTTACGAGCAGCATTAGTTCTAAAGTAATACAAAGACTTTAGTTTATTCATACCATACCAATGTACATCATTAACATACTGCATGTACTCATCGTGTACTTCTTGTTTTTCTGTGGCTGTAGGTATGGTAAAGAAAAGATTAACAGATTGTGCTTGGCAAATAAACTCTTGTCGTTTAGATGCATGTTCAATAATCCATATCTGATCTATTTCGTTTGCAGTTTTAAATAATTCTTTTTCATCATCTGTTAATATATCTAGATGTTGAACTGACCCTTCATTACCGGCTATGTCTTTCCACACTGCAGTAAGTTCATCTTTCTTTAAGCCTTTATCTTTTAAAACATCTTCTAAGTATTTGTTCTTAACTTGGAACGAACCTGATAAAGTTTTGTGCGTATATACATTAGCACGATATGGCTCAATCGAAGGAGAAGTACCGCCACATATGATACTAGAACTAGCGTTAGGAGCAACAGCGAGTAGATTAGCGTTCCTCCTGCCACTACCACTGACATCAGGAGCTTCGCCCCTTTCATCTGCAAGTCTTTCAGAAGCTCGGGTTGCCTGTATCTTAAGGTGTTTAAACGCTTTATGATTGAAGCCCGTAGCATAGATACCTTCAAAAGGTAAGCTGCGTGATTGGAGATACGAATGGAAGCCCATCGCACCGAGACCCAACGACCTTTCTCTATAAGCAGAGTAGGCAGATTTAACAAAGCCTTCTTTGCCCGGCTTAATATGTTTCTGAAATCTTTTAAAGTTTGCATTGTATTCTCCTAAGTTGTCTGTATCAACAGCGTTGTCAATGTAATGTTGTAACACGTTGTCAAGCATGGTTATTAAATCATCAATGAACATGGGGTTCTCAGACCACTCATCGAAGTATTGTAAATTTACAGAAGACAAGCAACATACTGCTGTTCGTTCTTCATTGGTAGGTAAAGTAATCTCAGAACAAAGGTTGCTCTGTTTGATTTCTAAACCCAAAGCTTTCTGTTCTTTAGGTAATGCTTCATTACATGTATCTATATTAACCATGTAAGGTTCACCGGTCTCTGCTCTAGCATTAATTATCTGCCACCACAAGTCTCTAGCATTAACAATTTTAGTAGGTTCGTGAGTCTTAGGGTCAATCAATCTAAAGTCTGCATCTTCTTCAACAGCTTTAAGAAAATCATTAGTGATGTTAATCCCATTATGAAGATTAAGATTCTTACGATTAATATCTCCACCTGATTCTTTACGCATGTTAATAAACTCTTCAATCTCAGGGTGACTAATATCCATGTAAGCGGCATACGAACCACGTCTTGTTGTGCCTTGATTAAAGGCTAACATCTGTGAATCGACTACATGCATGAAAGGAATTGAACCAGTAGACTTACTACCGTGAGTAGTAGAAATACCGTTACTCCTAATGTCTCCCCAATATCCACCAATACCTCCACCTGAAGATGCCAACCAAATATTCTCGTCATAATGATCTGATAACCCAGTGCGACTATCAGGTACATAATTGAGAAAACAGCTAATAGGAAGACCACGACTTGTTCCCCCGTTACTAAGTATAGGAGTGCTAAACATGAACCAACAACTGGAACTGTAGTGATAAAGCCTTTGAGCCAATTCAAAATCCGTGTGACCTTTGTAGGTTGCCCCGAAGACCGAGGCACGGGCAAACGCTTCTTGTGCATGTGTTTCATTCTCCCATAAGTACCTGTCTTTTAATGTATCAAGACTAAACTTATCTAATAGTTTTTCATTGCTGTAATTAATTTTAATACCTAAGTATTCTTTTATTCCTACTTTATCTTCAACCATTGTTTGTTTCCTTATCATGTATGTTCAACATTATTATACCATAGTGTAATATTTTCAACAAGTCTTTTCTATTCTTACCGTCTTTGTTTCCGTAACGTTTAGCATACTTCATAATGTTTCCAATGCAAAAGCCTTCACCATGACCAGAATCAATAATGATATCTGTTGCTTGATACTTATCGGAAGCATAGTGCTCACCATAAGTAGTATCAATATATTCTTTTAACTCAACTATATATCTTCTTTCGTTAAATTTATACTCCATCGTTTCTCCAATCATCAGGTAAAGTATCTTCACTAAACCATCTAATGTTATTAGTTTCAGCCCACTCAGCATGGGTTCGTTTGGTTCCGTTCTTTCTAACCTTTGCTCCCGGCATAGGAGAGAAAGGCTTTTGAAATAAGAAGACTAACTCCATGTTCGAAGGTAGTGCTTCTCTTATCCAAAGATACTTACTGTACTCAGCGTGGTCCCAGAATCTACCCTTTGCTTCTAACAATATAGTTTTATCTTCTATTGTTTTAGCAAAGTCTACTTCGTAATCTTTCTTAATGATATACTTAATAGACTCATAGTGATGTTTCCAGTCTTTTAATATAGTTTCATGTAAGGTAACTTCCCACATGCTATCATATCCTTTAGGTATTCCTATCTTCTTTGGTCTCGGTTTACGAGGTACTCTTTTAGGCATTGATGTTCTCCAGTGTTACATCGGGGTTACGTTTTACTTTTTTATAAAACCATTTTAAAGTATAAGCACTTATTCTAAATTGTCCACCCGCAAAGATATGTGTTTGCGTAGGTAAGAACTCATCTAGGTTTTGTCTATTGATTCTATTAGGGTCTTCTCCATCAGGAACCATAGTTCTAATCCATTCAATGAGTAAGTCTTTTGCTTTTCTTCTTAACTGCTTTGATCTTTTACCACTCATGCTTGTGTCACCTCTATGACATTAGGAACTTTAGGTACTTGAGTTAAGTATCTTAGTCCATTAGAATATTTAAATACTCTTAAACCTTTACCTTCATTAGAATCTTTATGACATTCAAACTTATGTCTACAATATACACACTCTCTAGGTAGTTGCATGTTGCCTGACTTGCCATCTGGTATAGGATTATAACATAAATTAGGTGGCTTGTCCAGCTTTACTGCTGCTTTAACATCCCTTATTTTCTTCTTGATGTTAGGCTTGTCAAAGTTATCAGGCTTGTATAAAGCTAACTCACCTGACTCTTTATTTAAAGCTAAGAACCCACCGTTGCTTGTACCTTCTGCTGCTTCATACCCTGCAAGTTGAGCCATGTATCCAAAGATATCATTCTCTGCTAGTGTTCCATCTTTAAACTTCTTAAAGGCAAAGCCTGAAGCTGTCTTAATATCCACTACCTCACCATCAATAACACAGTCCATGTGTCCTTTGATACCGGATACTGTTATTTCTTTTTGTTCATTAGTTACTGTATGTCCTGATAACTTTATTAGAAACAATACAATCTCTTCAAGCAAGTGCCCGTATAAAAACTTAATAAATAAAGAGGGTGGCATCCTTTCAGGAGTACCTTCAGTCTTCATGTCAAACCATAGCTGTCTTTCTTTCTTCCCTATGTTAGACATACGAAGAGTAGACTTACCACGTGGTTCAGGATGTGACCAACTGTAAAGAATCTCTTTCATGGATTCTCCAAACTGTTCAATGGTGTCCTCGTCTAAGTCAATATGCTCACCATCAGCAAGTACACCTATCTTATTATATATATCTTCGACCAGCGTGTCAAGGGTTTTCTTTGATTTAGCCATGTTTAAACGACCTCTATGTTATTTATTATATCTTTTGCTACTTTCATATCTAGCTTAAACCACTCACCCTTACGTTTTTCTGCTTTCTGTGAACATAAAGTATGAGCTTTTTGTTCAGCAGTTCTTCTATTAGTAAAGTATTTTTTAAATTTTAATTTAAAATCTCTGAGAGGACTAGATGTTTGATAACCTTTACATCTGTCTTCAGAATCAACAGCCATACCAATTTTTATCCAGCCTTTCCAAGCAGGATTAGTTATGATATACACTTCTCCTTCTTTTATTTGGTCATATAAAGCTAGAGTTTCTTTTTTAATAAACTCTAATTTATTATTATGATTAATAATTCCCATTGCTTTATAAGCTGCAAGTTTACCTTGAGTTCTATATACAGCATGAAAAGGATGATTAGTATTTCCAATACTCATGCGTTTATTTTTTATTGTCATACGTGCTTTATTAAATAAAGAAAAACAATCAATACATATTTTTTCACCTCTTACTCTACGAGATAAATACCAATTATCTTTTGTTAATTCAACATTACAGTCTAGACAATGTTTATTGTGTTTCACTCCAGTCCCTCCCTATTTTGTATTCGCCATCTAACGGACAACGAAGATTATAAAATTCACCTGCTTGTTTAAAACTTTTAACTGCCATCTCTCCAACAAAATCTGCTTGAGATTCTTTGACTTCTATCTGCCACTCATCATGGATGTTAGCTACAAACTTATAGTCTATAGTATTTAACTTAAGTAATCCATCAAGTATAGTTAAAGCTTTCTTCATAACAATAGCACCTGCTCCCTGTAATAAAGTGTTCAGAGCTGCATGATTATTTCTTATGTAAAGCTTTCTACCGTCTAATCCTTTAAGGAATTTTTTTCCTGCTGCTCTTGTAACTCTATCTCTAAGAGATTTAAATGCAGGGTTATTATCGAAGAAATATTCTCTAGCTCGTCTACCATCTGTCGTATTTCCTTCGACCACTTTGCCAAGCTTTTCGTCTCCTGCACCGTACATGAGTGCATAGATGAATGTTTTTGCCTGATTTCTTGATTTAAGTTTTGCAGCTTTTTGATTAGCTGTGTGTATATCTCCATCTAATATCTCCTTGATATATGTTTCATCGTTCATATAGTGTGCTAACATTCTAAGTTCTAGACCACTAGCATCTACACCTAACAGAACATTGCCCTCATCAACAACCCAACAAGACCTACACTCTTTACCATAAGGACTATGAACCGATGGAACTTGAGCCATGTTAGGATTTCTATGAGTCATCCTGCCTGTGATAGCACCGTTAGGTATAACAAAGCCATGAACTCTACCATCATCTCTAACAGAACTAACCCATGAATCAACCTGTGCTATTCGTTTCTGTATCAATAAGAAGTCTGCTATAAGTTTAGCTTCACGTATATGTGTAACCTCTGATAAAGTTTTCTCATCGACAATCGGCTGACCAGTAGGTGTAAACCTTTCAGGCTTCCAACCAAAGTCGATAAGATATTCTCCTATCTGTTTACGAGAACCAAGATTAAAGTCTTGTAACGTTTGTCTCATAAATGGTTCATAGTTCATAGTGTTTAAACACCTTGCATATTCATCATCGGTAAGACCACGTTTAGAAAGCTTACCATCTGTCGTCCTAATGTAAGGCGTAACTAATTTAGTATCTACCCACTTAGCTTTAAACGTATCGTGAACTTCGTCTTCTATCTGTTGTTTCTTTTCTCTTAGCTCTGCCAAAAGAACTAGTGCAGATTGCATGTCAAACTTAAATCCATTTACTTCTTGCTGTTTTATAATACCAGCTATAGACTGTTCTAGTTCAATGCAACCTTTACTAAATCCTTTGGATTCATTGCGTAAGTTTTTATATACTAAAGTATTTAAAGTAACGTCACGAACACAGTAGTCTAACATTTCAGTAGAATAATTTAAGTAATCTTCAAACTCAATCTTAGATAGTCCAAGTCTAAAGCCCCAGCTTTCTAGGCTATGACCTCCATCTCTGTTAGGATTGAACAGCCTTGATAATACAAGAGTATCTATTACTTCTTTATTACTGAGATCAACACCACCAAACTTCTGCACCATAGGTATATCAAACCCAATGATGTTATGTCCAATAAGTCTGTCTGCTGTTGCAAGAAACTTATACCCCTCTTCTAATTTATGAGGAGGGAATTTAAATATCTCACCTGTCTCTGCATCTTGAGCTACAATACAATGTACAAGTGTCGCTTGTAAATCGTCTGTCTCAATATCAAATACTAAATCCATAATTAAAATGCCTCATCTGCTGACGGGTCAAACTCTATGTCCTCATCCGTTAGCTCTGTTAATCTACCTGTATCTGCATCATAGATAACTCTAGCTGCCATACCTACATCACCTGTGTATCTTGATTTAAGAATACGCAGTCTTGTAGTTCTAGCTTCATCGGGGTCATCTGATTGTTGGTTGCGTTCTAATGCAATAACACAATCTGATAACTGACCAATACTATTAGAGCCACGTAGATGAGAGAGACTTACTTCAATACCATTCTCATGTCCTTTGTTTCCATCGACACGTCTAAGATGTGATACAAGTATAATACCTGCACCAGTCTCTTCAACTAAACTTCTAAGTCTAGTCATAATAGAATCAATGGCTCGTCTCTCATCACCTTCATGTACTGCACTGACTAACATATGTAAATGATCTACGACCACCCACTTACAGTCACATCCAATAATCATAAAGCGAAGCTTAGTAAAGATATCATCAATGTCGTTGGTGCCAAAGTGGGAATGAACCCATACTCTGTTTTTATTCTCACCATCATACAAGATGTCAAACATCTTATCAAGTTCTTCTTTAGAAAACTTCTCACGTTCTTGGTCAATGTATAACCTAGCGTTAGCTTCAATAGAAAGTATACCATCAATGGTACGTCTCCAGTCTTCTTCTAATGCTATGATGCCTACGTTGTCCTGTGTTTGTTTTACAAGCCAATGCTCTATCTCTCTGGTTACACTAGACTTACCTAGTCCTGTCCCACCTGTAAGAGTTACAAGCTCACCCTGTCTTAAGCCATACAGCTTTTTGTTTAGTCCTTCATAAGGATATGGGATGCTTTGTTTCTTCTCACGATTATGAAACTTCTCACGTTGTTCTGTAACATTTATGACACCTGATGGTGTATAAACTTTACTAGCCCACCACGCTTCAACAAAATCTTTATGTCTGTTGTCACGTAACATTTCATTAGGGTCTTTGAACCCATTAGGAAGTGTGAGTATCCTAGCCTTGCCGGGTTTAAACAACCTCGCAACTTTAACTGATGCTTCTTTACCTGCCTTATCATTATCAAAAGCAACGATAACATTTTCAAAGTCATCAAAGAACTCTAGGCTTTCTTTAATATCTCTGACTGCTCCTTGTGCACCACGCTTGATGGATACCACAGCCCACTTACTACCAAGCAGTTCGTAAGCTGACATGGCATCACACTCCCCTTCGGTTATGGTGACATACTTGCCACCCTTAAACAACTGTTGACCAAACAATCCTGTCTCATTGTAGGAACCATTGACAAAGAAATCTTTCTTCTCAACGTTCCTAACTTTGGTAGCAGAAATCTCGTGTCCATTATAATATGGATACATATGTTTAGTAACCTTACCTTGTAGATCATGCACTACTTTTACACCATACTTTTTAGCAGTACCTTGAGAGATACGTCTATCAGTTAGTGCAGAGAAAGTACCTGTATCTAAGTTATCAGGTTGTTTAAACGTTGTTTGATTTGTTGTTGTTTGTTGTACCATATCTTTTCCTTCACATGAATTATTATAGTTAGGCATAAATTCTCCACAACTGAAACACTTTGCCGAGCCATCTGCATTTATTCCTACAGCATCACTACTATTACAAAGTGGACATGGTTGATGTAACTTATCCCAAGTTTTGTTTTCCATATTAGCCCTCACTAATGGTTATTATTTATCTTCTGTTTCGGTAGATTCTTCAACCTCCACTTCAGGTTCTTCTGATTTAACAACAGCTTCGTCTCTATCTTTAAGTAACTCTTCTAAGTTAGCTCGATGTGTACGACTTGCAAAGTCTAAAGCTTCTATGATAACTTGTAAGTTACCTACTTTCTGTACGATAACAGTAGCTTCTTGCTTTTTTTTATCATCACTGATATTGTTAACATCATAAGCAGTAGTTCCATCATCATTATTAATAGTAATAATCATAATTAAAACTCCTCGTTATCTGTATCAGCCTCAGTATATTCTACTAAGTTATTAACTTTAACAGCTATCAACTCAGCAAACGTACCATACTTTCCTGTATAAGGTTTAATCTTTACCTTAACATCAGAACCATTACCAACAGAAACATCCATTGGATTACCATCAACATCAACTAACTTAGGTGCAGTGTTTGTTCTACCAGCAACCTCAACTTTCCTACTAAAAGAGAACGCAGGTTCTTCATACTTGAAGTTACCAGCTCTATCCTTTACTTGAGAAAGTCCAACAGATTCTAATCTCTCTGCTGTTTCTCTATCAGTCAATACGGTGATTTGATATTTAGGGTCACCGAACCTAGTGTTAGGCGTAGTGACGTTAGCCCACATTGCCTTTCCTTCTACATACTCATACATAAGTTTCCTCCTTTGTTGTATTAAGTGTGTGCATTATAACATACTTTAATAAAAAAGTACAGTAGTTTTTTAAATTAATTTTGAGAGTGTTTAAACGAAGTCGGTTCTTATTGCACAAAGCACCGAAAACTTGCTCGACTTCTGTCGAATACCAAGGACTAAAGGAAGTTACATTTGAGGGCTGTCCCTTAGTATGCTTAATCAAGAGTTCTAATTGATTCTAGTATCTCCTCCCAAAAGGTAAGAGGTGTACTAGATAATGTTACCTTGAATGTATCATCTAACTTTTCAACAACATGCCCAATGTTTAAGTTGTTTACTGTAAGGTACTCACCAAATTTTCTATACTCATCACGAGTTAGAATTTCTGTATGGTACTCTTCTCTTTCTTTTAAATACATAAGGTGCATTATAACATAATCAATAACTCTTGTCAATACTTAAATTCAAAAACTTTAAGCGGCTTCCTGTGTTGTCCACCAAGTAGGCTTAGTTCTATTACGTTCCCATTTGGCATAGTGTTTTTCGTTAATGCAATAATTACGATAAGCAACAGTAGCATCCTCATCTTTATACTCCTCAGGCATAGCCTGTGCAGGTGGTGTCATTGCACCTGTTTTAATATTGTCAGGGATACATAGTAAAGGCTTTGCAAGTTTAATTATACTTGCATGTTCTCTACCATATCTATATTTATACTCTTCACCTAAAGCTAAGAAGTGTTCATATAGCCACATATAATTTGAACTAGATTCTCTTGCCCATATCGTACACGGATGATTCCAGTATGCACGTTTGTAAAGTCCTACACGATCTGCATACTCATTACCGTCTAGTTCTCTATGTGCTGTGCACAACATCTGTGCTGTTTCAAGCGGCATCTTTACTAACATCTTATCAGGCTGTGCTTCTGCTGATTTTTTAAAACTATCAGATTCATCTTTATCATAAAAATAAAATATGTTCATTTACCTTGCCCTCGATATTGTTTAAACGATGCCTTCTTATTTTTATTCATAGTAGAGAAGGCAACATTACCTCTACCTTGACTTGTCTTTTTACCCCTGCCTTGTGTAGCAGATACATGAGCAGTTTTGTTCCATGTCTTAGCCATTAATACATGTCCTCCACTCTTTGTAATCTACTTCTTGTGGATAAGCTTTGAACAGTTTATCTCGACAAACTTCATAGCTTTGTCCTCTTTGTTCTTTAACTTCTTCCACTACAAATACTACATTAATTAATGTTAAAGCTATCATTAATCCAATTCCAAATCCAAATATTTCACCTTTCATAATGTTCCTCTATTGTTGCTCTGCGTTTGTCTCTGTACTCTGTAACCCTTCGACCATCAGCATAGTCAACAGTTTGTTTATACCATAACCCATCTTTGTACCTTGTGTCAATAGCTACAATTTGTTTAGCTTGTTTTTCTAATTCAAGTATTTCTCGTTGCTGTTCAACAGCTTCATCATGTTGTGTCATTTTACTCCCTCTCTTTTTTAAGTTCGATTAACTCATCCCACTTGTAATACTTCTTAGTCTCTGCATCCCAAAAGTTTCCACGATATACCTGTTCTCTTTCAACAGGTCTTGGTATGTGTGGTTCTATTTTATCATTATCAACCAAGTACATGTACAAAGTTGTGACTGATAATAAC